GGTCCATTTCATCGTAGTTGCGACGAATGGACAAAACATCACCAGTATCGGCCAATATAGTAACGATGTAAGGAAGCTTTAAACCACTTTCCTCACCGTCTGGGCCTATGTCTGCAAAGCCATCTATGTCCAAGTCTGTGTGTACTTCATGCAAAGTTAACTCAGTTGACGAGTTGCTAGGATGAACGCCTTGAATATCGTCAATGGTTTGCTGAACCTCAGAAGAATCTTCTGAGTTGGAACTAGAAGGCAAATCAATGTCACTGTAAAAGCCAGCTAATTGAAGTTTGCGAACTTCATTCGAATCCATCTTGATAACGTGCGTAATGCGAGGCGTAGACGCCAAATCTGTTGCACCATAAGGAACAACCAAGTCTTCAGCGTGTACAAACTTGCTAACAGCACGACCCTTCAATGGGTCAAAGTAAATTTTCTTAAAGGTAGAACCAATTACCGGAAGATAGAAAAGCATCTGATCCATCTCTGGATCGTATTCTTCCATCTCGTAAGTAACCATGTAATTCATGTAGTCTTTGACACGCTCTGCCTGCTTAATAACATCTTCGTTATTAGCGCCAACAACCTCAGCGCGAATAGGACCACTCGCAGGCAACATCTCACGATACGCTTGTGCCTGAAACTGAGTTACACTCTCTGCAAGCAAAGGATGCACAACGCCAGAAGACCCCTCAAAAGGCTCAGTACGATCTTCGTACTGCATTCCAAGATACTCTAATCCGCGCTTGTATGTGTCTTCCCAGTCCTGACGGGCCGCAAAGTCATCATCAATATCACCAGTTAAATCAGACGCAATACTAGAAAGATCTGCGTCATCAATGTATTCAGCCAAGTTGCTGTTAAACTCAATGTTCATAGGCTCCAAAGATTCTTCGTATTCCCCTACAATCGCAGAGCCATCGTCAAACTCAAAAATGCCGGGATCTTGGGGCAATTCCTCAACCATTACCTCTTCTTCAGGCAAAACATCTGGAAGCATATTTATGCCACCAGCACCCATATCTCTTTCAATAGCCATTTTTATTCCTTTTCAGGTGTTGGAGCAGAATAGAGTTCAATCAGTCTGGAGCAATCCACTGAGAACATGCTCATTAAAGAGTCGGGAGGTAGCCTCTTCAAAATATCCCGCTCCAACCTCATTAGAAGATATCCTTAGATCCGCCATCAATCGGTGATTTATCTTCGCTTTCATAATCGGTTACAGGACCGCCAGACGCATAAGCATTACAAACCATTTCATAACCGCAAACAAAGTCCAACCTAGAACAGTAACCCAAATCGTCGGCATCTCCCATGCCATCCTCAATGCACCCCATCATTTCAGATCGAATGTCATAATACTTGCAAATACCACACTTTTCAGGCTTCTTTTTCCGGTTCTTAGAAGAGGGGACATATGCAAACTCATCAATAGCATATTGCTTGTTTTCAGAGTTTTCTTCCTCGTCCTCAGTAACTAAAGGACAAGAAAATTCTTCGGCTTGATCGTCATCAACCATTTGATTGACGCCACCTTTAAGCTCTTCCATATCAATGTTGATAACGATCTTAGCCATTATTTAACTCCAGAGAATTTAGTTCCGCCTACAGCAGCACCGCCGCCACGGCAACTGCCGCCGACTTCTCCGCCGTACTCATAACCCTCAACCATGCCGCCATATTTCATTTTAGCAACCTTGCCACCATACTTCTTTTTAGCAACTTTTGGCTTATCTTGATCGTAAGTTCGATCAAGCATGTCTATATAAGTTTCTGCTCTTAACTTACCACTCTCTTTAGGATCCATTTTTCCTTCTAACATCCTATTAGTGACAGACTTTTTAATTAACTTTTCTATTTCCGTGCCTCCGAAGGGGCGATTGAGCATCTGTTCCTTTGCCTTGTCAGACATATAAAGTTGAGCCCCAGAATTAGATTTTGTAGTCTTGAGCTTCTTTTTTCTCTTATCGGCATAATTAGCCATTAGCTTTGCCCTCCGTATGAACCACCGCGACCAGCCATTACACAGCCGCCGCCCTTATAACCCTTAACCTTACCGCCGCCCATCATCTTCTTAGGACGCATCTTAGGGCGCATGGTCATTCCCGTTTCACGAGCCTTAGCACGGTTTCCACGCTTAACAGCGCCTGCCGCATCATCCATAGGGTTAGTTCCGCCATCTTCCATCGCCTCTAAAAGCGCCAACATGATAGCTTCTTTGTCAACATTATCCATTTGCAACTCCTAATAGTACTCTCTGCGCTGACGGTACGCGGTTAGATCATCTTCATCATAGTCACTTGAGGTGGTAATAAAACCCCCCTGCCTAAAACGCAGTATAGCCTGTGTCATCGAATCCGCCAAGTCATCATGTTCACCATTAGGAAAAGAAGCACATTCTTCCATAACTTCGTCAGCAAACTGCGTGTCTGGAGCCCAAACCATGCCACTCTCAAACACAGGGGCGCAGGCGTGCATACGAGTAAACTTGTCAGCACCACGACCCGGCGTAAATGGCGTCACAGGAATACCCAACCTGCGCAACTCCTGAGTCAAAGGCATACCAGAACCCTTTTGCTCAATTAAAACCATGTCAGGGTCATAATCCTTATAAAGCTCATTCGCAGCTTCCTTTAGTTCAGGAAACTCCCAGCGACCCCTAGTCGCGTCAAGCAAAACAATATGATCCTCACCCGTGTCCTCATGGTGGAAAATACCCCAAGTGGTAATCGCGCTGTAGTCAGCACGGTCACTCTTACTAAACGCAGTGTCGTAAGACTGAATAATATAGCTACAGGGCGGAGGAGAATCCTTCTCCCACATATTCCACCACTCACGCTTGATAATCGCACCCTCTTCAGCAGTAGGGTTCTGCATGTACTGAGCATTCCACTTGCCAACAGGAATAGACGCCTTAACGCCCTCCAACTCGTCAAGAGACCAATACTCAGGCCATAAAGGCTTGCCAGAAGGCATAATCGCAGGAAACTCAACAACCTCCCACTGGTCAGAACCCTTGCCACTTTGCTTGTTTAAAACCTTCGCAGTTAAGTCACGAATCGACCACCGCGTCATAACAATGATAATCGCACCACCGGGCTGTAAACGCTGNCGNGGGCCAGAAGTGTACCACTCGTAAATACTATCAAGCGCAGTCGCGCTTAACGCATCTTGTTCCGAAACAGGGTCGTCAATGATAGCCAAATCCGCACCGCGGCCAGCAAGAGCGCCGCCCACACCGACAGCATAGTACTCACCACCGCCATTAGTGCTCCACCTACCACTCGCCTTAGCGTCACTAGCCAAGCTGACATCTGGGAAAACATCCTTAAAATCCTCACTCTCGATTAAGTTCTTGATCTTTCTGCCGAAACCAACAGCCAACTCAGCGGTGTGAGTCGCCTGAATGATTTTTAAATCAGGGCGTCTGCCCATAAGCCAAGTCGGAAACAAATAACTCGCGAACTCAGACTTAGTATGCCGAGGCGGCATATTAATAATCAAACGCTTGCACTTGCCGTCAGCAACATCCTGCAACTTCTGAGCGTAAATCTTGTGGTGCCTGCCCTCAATAAACTGAGGCCAAACATGCTTCACAAAATCCATAAAGCTATCATGCTTTGCCTTACGGGAATCAAGCGTCTTAATACGCTCAAGCATAGGAGCTACTTTGGAAATCTCATCGTCAGTGAGATAACTCGCAAAGTCTTTTAAGTCGTCCATTAGCCACCCAAAGCTCTCAGGAAGTTGTCAGCAGTACGATTCAAACCAGCCATGCCACCTTGAGCCATCGGCTTGATATTCGCGGAAATAGGAGAAATCGTAGTAGCCTTGGTTTGAATGTTCTTCAAAACATCCTCAAAGCTACGGCTAGCGCCAGAACCAATATTAAGAGAAGTATCTGTAGACTCTTCTTCCTCTACCGCAGGAACACAAGCATCAGTAGCTACATCGTAAATGTAACCAACTTGATTACAAATACGGTTTCCACTTTCATCCGTTGTGTATCCAGTATCAATCTCTGTTTCGTCTACTGGTGTTTCTGTTCCCGGTTCTATTATTGGATCAACTGGTTCTAGTTCTGGATCTGAAATAACAACCTCAACTTCTTCACCAGTGTCAAGTCCACCACTAACATTAGTGTCCGCGGATACAATTTGCTCTTCATTAAGAGTATCATCTCTTATCTTCTTATCTTCACCAAACAGAAGACCGCCCTCCCGTACAACTTCAACAGCTTTGCCGTCCGAAGTCACAATGAACTCTCTTCCGTCAGACGTAACGAAACCATTTTCTGTACTCATGCCAAATGGGTCTAGTTCAGCAGCCGTGGATTGAGCTTCATATAAAGTCTGGAAGGCTTCATTAGCGCCGCCGTCAACAGCAGCATCGTTTGTAAAAGAACCCAAGGTGATAGTGTCACCAGCGGCAAGTCCTTCACCTATCTTGGCCTGATCTCCTTCGTACATCTCATTAATGCGATTAATCTCATCAATGTCGGCTTGAGTAATTTTAAAATCTCCGCCATCAAGTGATGGAGGCATGAATTCAAATATGTTATCAGATGCTAAAACCTGCTGACCAAATGTTGAAGTCGTGGAATTGTCGTATCCAATATACTTGCCATCATCGTCATATTTAGGAGTAGCGCCGCTATTAATCGCGTTCATGTGCATTTCAACGATATTAGCACGTTCAGCTTCAGTTTTATCAACCAAGTCCTCAATAAATCCCTCGCCAAGACCATAGAAAAGACGTGATCCAACCTGTGATAGAAACTTATTAAAGCCTTGAACAGGAACGGACTCGTCAAGCTGTGCTTTAATCTTAGCTATCTCATCGTCTGAAGCACCGGGCTGTGCAGCTTTTATAGCCGCGCTAACTACTTCAGCATCAGAAGCCCGATTAATACCTGTGTTGTCAACAGAACCGCCGCTCAAGCTGAAGTCTTCATCCTTTTTAATACCCTCAAACTCTTGACCAAGACCCTTTTCAAAATCAGATTGAGTAATTTTTCCAGTTAAAACATCATTGTAACCACGGTTTTTAACTAAAAGAGATCCAATCTCCTCTTGAGTTTGCGCGTCAAATTTAGCGTTCGGATCAACCAACCCTCTTTTAACAAGATCTTCCAGGGTAGTGCCAACAATCTGGTACTTGCCCATAGGCGTAGACGGGAGGTCATCAGGTCCGCGACCAAGAGCAGCCTTAGAATAATTGCGATACTCTTCGCTAGTTCCGAACGCAATCGCTTCAGCAACCGTCATATCAGACAATTTCTTATTACCAGCAAACGTGCCAATTTCACCCTTGTCTAACAGACGGTCATAACCACCATC